CAGTGCCCTCCAAAAGGCATGTAAAGAGTCGATGAGTGATGATGGGGCAATGAGCGATGTCATACGTCGCCTCACTGGGAAGGACATTAAAGTGACCTTCTCCAGTGGCCTCAACCAGGACGACTTGGGGTCCTGGATGCAGCGCGTGCTGGACGAGGTCCCTGATCCCCATTTCTACGAAAGAGATGGGAAAAATTGGGACGCCAGCATGCAATCTCTGCACATCAACCAGAGAATTGAGTTTTACGCACGTGTCGACCCCATCCTGGCAAAATTCGCACGCTCATGTGTGCGCGTGAAGGGTGGGGCTTTTGACCGGAAGAGTGGGACGCGGTTGAGCTACAGGCTTGACGGCACCACTAAGTCCGGCCACAATGACACCTCCCTTGGCAACAGCCTCACTAACGCAATGATTGCGCTTGAGGCTGTCCTGCATCAAGGTACGAGGTGCGCACGCATCATTGTCATGGGGGATGATTTGCTGGTCGCCATGCAAGGCGACTTCGACCTCAAGGCTATGTTGGCGTACGAGCGGGGTTTGGGCATCGAGCCCGAGGGCGCCAAGTTCACCGACTGGCGACGCACTAGCTTCATTAGTGGAGCTTTTGCGCCGGTCGGTGATCGTATCGTGTTCCTCCCCGTTCCGGGACGCATCTTAGCCCGGCTGTTGTGGTCCACCAAAGTGCTTAGCCCTAGGCGGGAGCAAGCATGGCGGAGTACCGTGATGGCTGGGATGCGCCATACTTGTGCTGGGTCTAGTGTCCTAGAAGCTTTCTTCGCACTGCATGACCCCCCAAGTGGAAAAGAGGGAGCGGTTAAGACTAACCTGCTCTCGCGCGATCAGCACCACCGGCACAAGGTGGCTATGAGTAACAAAAAAGAGCGACCAAAGCCTGGCTCGCTCGATGATTGGTTCTCGCAACGCTACAATTGGGCCGGAGACGAGTGCAAGCAGCTGGTTGATCAGCTCGGTAAACTAAAAGGAGGGTATTCCATCTTCAAGCTCCCACTTGTTGAAGAAATACTCCACCATGATTTTGCTGAAGTTGATTGTCGTGATCATTTTGCCGCCGACTGAGCCCGGGGGTGTTTGATGACCTAACCTGAGGCGGAACACAACTCCGTTGAGGGCAGCGCCAGCTGGGGTCGAAATTCCAGGTTCACCACCTGGTCCGCAAATTGCAGCCAATTAACCGTGCTGCGGCCTCCGTATAAAAGGGAAGTGCAAGTTCGC